GCTCGGCGCAGCGCGGAAGGGCGGCACTGGCAAATACGGCCCAGCCTATTGCATCGATGGCGCGGGCGTGTGGCGCCGGAGGCTCGGCGAGTTGCTGACGCAAATTCGCAACGCAGAGCCGGCGCGATGAGCGCCGGCGTACAGCAACGCTGGATCGTGCTCGGCGCCGATGGCCGGCACATGTCGCTTGGGCGCACCGAGCCAAGCGAAGCGGAAGTAAAGACCGCCAGCGACGCCCTTGCCGCGCAGGGACTATCCGGGTGGCTCGCGCGCATGCAGGGCGATTACTACAGCCGGGCCAGGGTGAAGCTCGAACCCCTGCAGCGTATCGGCGCTGCCCATGACGCCGATTGGCAAGTAGCCCTCACCGCATTCCACGCAGCGCGGCACCGCGCCACACACTGAACCCTCACCAACGCGCGGCGGGAGGTCGCCGCCATGGCTGAACTGACACCCTCCACCCGCGAAGCCGCGCGACGCCTCGGCGTCAGCGATACCACCATGCACAAGGCCGAACGCTCCGGTCGCATCACGCGCGAACCGGATGGACAATGGGACATCGCTAAGACACGCGCCCGGCTGCTGGATACCGCGGACCCGCAGCGTTCTTCCCTCGCTGGCAGCGCGGCGGCAGAGGGCACGCCCTTCGCCCGGCTCAAGGTCGCACAACTCGCGCTGAAGGTCGAAGCCCAGCGCCTGGCGCTCGATGAAAGCAAGGGCCGCTTGCTCGATGTCGCAACCGCCAATGCGACGATTGATGAAATCGCCAGCACCATGCGTGACGCATTGCTGAATTGGCCCGCGCGCGTGGCCGGCGTGATTGCCGCCGAACTCGGGGTCGAGCCCCATCTGCTGCAAACCATCCTGCAGCAGCACATCAATGAGCTTCTGACGGAGGCTTCCGATCGCTTCGACCCTCCCGGCATCGGCGGCGAACGAGAGCCGCACGCGTGAGCATGTGCGCCGTCGTGCCGGGGCCATGCTGCGCCCGCCACCGCAACTCACGGTCTCGGCCTGGGCGGAACAGCATCGCATCCTGTGCAGTCGCGCCTCATCCGAGCCGGGCCCCTGGCGCACCAGCCGCACGCCCTATCTCCGCGATGTGATGGATGCGCTGTCTGCCGTGCATCCGGCGCGGCGGATTGTGTTCATGAAGGGGGCGCAGGTGGGCGCTTCGGAAGGGGGGAATAACTGGTTGGGCTATATCATGCACCATGTGCCAGCGCCGGTGCTGGCCGTGCAGCCCACCGTGGAACTCGCCAAGCGCTTCTCGCGCCAGCGCATTGACCCATTACTGGAGGAGACGCCCGCGCTGCGTGATCGTGTGGCGCCAGCCCGCGCGCGCGATAGTGGCAATACCATGCTGTCCAAGGAATTCCCCGGCGGCATTCTGGTGCTGACAGGTGCCAATAGCGCGGTCGGGCTGCGTTCCATGCCGGCCAGGTTCCTGTTTCTCGATGAAGTGGACGCCTATCCCGGTGACATTGAAGGCGAAGGTGATCCGATTGCATTGGCTGAGGCCCGGGCACGCACCTTCGGCTGGCGCCGGAAGGCGTTTCTGGTCTCAACGCCCACTATTGCCGGGCGCAGCCGGATTGAAAGGGAATACGCGGCCTCAGACCAGCGCCGCTATTTCCTGCCGTGCCCGTACTGTGGCGCGATGCAATGGCTGAAATTCGAGCGCCTGATCTGGGAGAAAGGCGACCCGCGTAGCGTGCGCTACCATTGCGAGGAATGCGCCACGCCGATTGAGGAACACCACAAGACCGCCATGCTCGCCGCCGGCGAATGGCGGCCAACGGCATCGGCGGAGAACCCGCACACGATCGGCTTTCATATCTCCGCGCTCTATTCGCCGGTTGGCTGGCTCTCCTGGGAACAGATCGCGCGCGATTGGGAGGCTGCGCAGGGCAAGGCTGAGGATCTCAAAACCTTCCGCAACACGGTGCTGGGCGAGACCTGGCAGGATCGTGGTGAGGCGCCGGATTGGGAACGCCTGGTGGAACGGCGCGAGGATTTCCGGCTTGGCGTGGTTGCACAGGACGCGCTGGTGCTGACGGCTGGCGTGGATGTGCAGGATGATCGGCTGGAATGCGATATCTGGGCCTGGGCTGAAGGTTATTCCTCCTGGCTTGTCGATCACATTGTCATCGCGGGCAGCCCGCGTGAACGCGCGCCCTGGGATGCGCTGGCGGAATTGCTGGCGCGTGATTGGCCGCGCGCCAATGGCGGCGCGATCCGTATCGCCAAGGCCTGTGTTGATACCGGTGGCCGCGACACCGCAGCGGTCTATGGCCATCTGCGCCGGCTGCGCGATCCGCGTATTGCGCCGACCAAGGGTGTTGATGGTTGGAATAGGGCTCAGCCGGTGCAGGGCCCGACGCCGGTGGATGCGCTGGTGGATGGGCGAAAGCTGCGACGTGGTTTGAAGCTTTGGACGGTATCGGTTTCGACCTGGAAGGTTGATCTCTATCGCCGGCTTTGGCTCGGGCGTGGTGAGGCGGCGGAATTCCCGCCCGGCTGGGTGCATTTGCCGCAGGGGATCGACGTTGAGTGGGTCAAGCAGCTGGTGGCGGAGCAGCTGCATCAGGTGAAGGACAGGCGCGGCTTTGTGCGCCAGGAATGGGCGAAGCTGCGGGAGAGGAATGAGGCGCTGGATTGCGCCGTACTGGCGCGCGCGGCGCTGTGGTTGCTGGGTGCCGATCGGTATGGCGAGCGCTTCTGGCAAAGGCTGCGTGAGGATATCGCGAATGCACCGCTGGAAATGCTGGAACATCCCCGGCCTGAGCCAGAATGCACCGCTGGAAATGCTGGAACATCCCCGGCCTGAGCCAGCACCGAGCCCGGATCCACCTCCACTAATGCGCCGACCTGGTTGGCTTGCGCCGCGTGGCGGTTGGTTGCGGTGATTACTTTCGGGAGGAAATCATGAGTAACGGGGAACTCCACGCGCGCGAGCGCGAGGATCTGGCGCTGCATGTCGAGCGTTGTGCCGAGCGCTACACGGCGGTGCGTGCCGAGATCTGCGGCCTGCGCAAGCAGACACGCCGGATTGAGGGCGCGATCTGGGGCATAGTTGCCGTGCTGATCGCGCTTGGCGCGGGTGGGGCGCAGATCCTGCCGATCCTGCGTGCACTGGCGCGCGGCGCTGGTGGGTGAGCAGCCTTGGACCCCGCCACCCTCGCCTGGGCGCTGGCGCAGCCTGCCGGCAGCCGCGCGGCCGTGCTGGCCTCCGCCTTTACCGGCGGCGTTACGCGCGTGACCTTCGAAGGCCGTACCGTCGAATACCGCAGCCTGGATGAATTGGGTCGCGCCATCGCCGCGCTGTATGGCGCCGAAAATGCCACCGCACGGCGGCCGGGCGTGACCTTCGCCAGTTTCACAAGGAACGCATGATGGAACAGACGCACTGGCAACCCGCCACGCTGGCGGCAGCACTTGGCGTGCCGGATGAGGCGTTCCGCGCCTTCGCCCGGCTGCGCCAGATCGCCTGGGACGAAGAACTCTCGCCGCCCGAAGCGGCAAGCCTTGCGCTCGCCTGGGTCGCGGCCGATCGTACCGCCTGCCATGGCCCGATCGCCGACGCCGCCGGCGCGCTGCTTGATGCCGTGACCGAGGCCCCCGCCGCATGAAGCTCCACCTGCGCGCCGCATGGAATGCCCTCCGGGGCTATGCGGCCGCGCAGGAGAACCGCGCCTCGACCTGGTCGCCCTCGGGCGGCAGCGCGAATGGCGAGGTCGGCATGGCCGCCGCGAGCGTCGCACGTCGCGCGCGCGATGCGGTGCGCAATGATCCCTATGCCGCGCGCATCGTGGATCTCTGGGCCGGCAATGCGGTCGGTGCGGGCATCACGACGCGCTGGCCTGAAACCGCGCATCGCAACGCCTGGCAGGCCTGGGCGGAGAGCACGGCTTGCGATGCGGAGGACAAGCTCGATCTCTATGGGCTGCAGGCGCTGGCCATGCGCGCGGTCGTCGAAAGCGGTGAATGCTTCATTCGGCTGTTGACCGTGCCGACTTCGCCGCGGAACCCGATTGGCCTCAGCTTGCAGGTGTTGGAAAGCGACCATCTGGATACAGCGCGCAACGGCGTGGTGAATGGCGCGCCCACCATTCAGGGCATCGCCCTTGGATCGGCAGGCGAGCCTATTGGCTATTGGCTGTTCCCCACCCATCCCGGCGCCTGGATGCTGCCGGGCGCACGGCTTGCCAGCGATTTCATCCCCGCGCGCGATGTGCTGCATGTCTTTCGCAAGCGCCGTCCTGGGCAGTTGCGCGATGTCTCCTGGCTCGCGCCCGTGCTGCTGCGGCTGCGTGATCTTGGTGATTACGAAGCCGCGCTGCTGATGAAAGCCAAGATTGAGGCGTGCCTTGCTGCGGTGGTCACCGATGATGGCGAGGAAACCCTCACCAAGCCCAGCGATAGCAACCCTGGTCTGCTCCGCGATGCCCAAGGCCGAGCGGTGGAAAGCTTCGAGCCTGGGATGATCCTCTACCGGCGTGGCCAGGGCGAGGTGAATGTGGTGAACCCCTCCGGCGGTGGATCGCACACTGCCTTTGCGCGACGCTCCCTTGAAGCGGCCGCCGTTGGCGCGGGCCTCACCTATGACCAGGTTTCCGGCGATCTGACCCAGGCGAATTACTCGAGCCTCCGCGCCGGCAAGATCGAATTCCGCCGACTGTGCGAGCAGATGCAATACGGCATGCTGATCCCGATGCTGGTGCGGCCAATTGCGGAGCGCTTTCACGCGCAAGGCGCGCTGCTCGGGCTTTGGGCAGATGCCATGCCGAAGGGTGTCGCGCATGTGCCGCCGGCGCATGAGATGATTGACCCGCTGAAAGACACCACGGCTTTGATCGCCCAGGTGCGCGCGGGCTTTGTGCCGCAGCCTGAGGCTGCCGGCGCCTTTGGCTATGATTTCCGCTCGGCGGTCGAGATGATCCGCGAAGCCAATGCCGCGCTGGATGCGGCGGGCATCTCGCTTGATACCGATCCCAGGCGTGTCGCCAAATCCGGTGGCGCGCAGGACGCGGCGCAAATGGCGGCGGTGGAAATCGCCGCAACCGGGGCGGCCGGGGCAGCAGCGCCAACGCCAGACACCCAAACACCATAAGGCCCATCATGACCGAAACCACCGATCCGGGCGGGAGCGATCCCGCGCCGGCTGATCCCGCTTTGCCCGATCGACTTCCCCCCGATGGGCAATCGATCACCGCCCGCCGCGCCATCACCGCACCCGCGACCGTGGATCGCGCTTCCCGCAC